AATCGTTCTTCTGCTGAACTATAAAATATAAATTGCTCTGGTTTACTATAATCAATATTTAACTTAATACCAGTTAATGATTGCCCAAAATACGTATCTATAATTTGTTGCGAAGTAGATAAATTTACATCTAATAAATCATTCCATGTTTGAAATCCTGTCGTAGCTCCTTTAAAAATATCTAAATCTATATCAAAGTTCGGTGGCTGAATAAGTACCGAAGGATCTACTATTTCTATATTTTGTACATACTCTGCTATATCACCATATCTAAATACTACTTCATCTATTTGACAAAGCTGTTTAATTTCAAGACCAATTGGTAATGGCTCATATAATTTTACTAAAATATCATAAGCCGGCGCTGTACCTAAATCTATATTAATAATACGTATAAATCTATCTTGACCAAAATTAACATACATATTTTTAACATTATCGCCTGATGTTAAATTTTGAATAAATTGCGATTTTGTAAGTTCTACTTCTGTGCCTGTATTAATTACTCCTTCAGCAGATTTTATATCTACATTACTAAAATCAAAAGGATTAAGCCCAACTTCGCCGCTAACTGGAGGTTTTGGTGCAGCTGGAAGTATTTTTCGTCCTAATTTTATTTCTGTTCTAGTAGAAGAAATTTCCTGAATAAATAAATTATTAGTATTATCTCCACCTATAAATCTATTATAAGAATTAATTGTATAATAGTATTTTCCAGAGTTTAGATTTGACTGATCAAAGTATTTATTAAAGTTTGGAATATTTAAATACTTAGCCGAGACTACTGTATTTAAATTAAATCCTGCACTCGAATAAGGTATTATTGTAGGACCTGATGTTTGAAATTCTTTAGATGTATTTTCGACAAAACTATTAAGTAATAAACCATTAAAGCTATATATATTTACTTCATATTTACTACGAGCTGCTGTAGGAGTTGAAGTAATTATATTAGGATTACCGATAAGTTGAATATCAGCATCACTAAAACCGATATTATATACTGGCTGATCTGTTTGAAGTAATTTATCTATTGTCATTTGTTATTCTGGTAATAATGTAAATGTTGATCCTGCCTCTATTTCCATTATAAAATTATCTGGCATCGTTATTACAGGTAAATAAATAAAGTCCGACTCTCCGCCTAATTGTTGACCTGTATCTAATAAATTCATTGTATATAAACCGGTAGAATCCCCAGGTTTATATGTAGCTGCTATATTATCTGTTCTGCTAACTCCGTTCCCTATAGAAAATGATTGACCATTATAAAACTTCCAGAATTGTATTTTAGTTGTAGTATTACCTTGATTAATTGTATTTAATCCTACATATCTATATCGATATTTTATAGTAGCCTTTAAAGTATAAAATGCTTTACTATTAGCATCTTGATATAATGTAGCCCCTTTGTCAGTTACGTTATATGTAGACTTACCATTAGTTTGTATAGCATTATAATATATGCCGTCTGAGCTTGATAAAATATCAAAACCAATTTTTTCGCCATAAAATTTATTGTTATATGTTTTGTTTGGTGCTGCAGATGATGATACTCTAATACCTACATTACATCCACCAATAGAATTAATTTTTTCTTGAGTTAAATTTGCACTTAATACATTTATAGTTGTATTTGCTGTTGCTATATCAATCTCTAATTTATTAATTAATGCATCTTTATCAATTGTAGGTGTTAATTCAGTAAATTCTCTTTCATCTAATAAAAATCTATCATAAGTTTTAATAGATATCGTACTAGTTATACATGGTATGCTTAATAATAAAGACCCACTTTCTTTAACTATAACTTGACCTGCGCTATTTCTTTCCATATTATATTATACTAAAAACCTCATCACTTTTAAAATATTTTATTGTTCCGCTATTTAAAATCTTAAACGTAAATCTATAAAATCTATTTTTCTGTAATGTATTAAAATTAAATAAAAAGAAGTTACTTGTACTATCACAACTTATTTTTGTATAGTCACTATATGGTATAAGTGCTTCGCCAGTATAATAATCCTCTACTTGATAGTATGAAGTTTGAGGAAGATACTGTACTATATTATAAGAGCTGCCCGTAGAAAATGTCCTTACTGGGAATAATGGTCTACTAACTATTCTTAATTTTTCAATTGAATCTTGATCATATTGTTTATTAAGATTTTTAGTTACGATAGTATATCTATCTGTATTTATAGGTGGTAAAGACCCGGTAGTAAATACTGAATCATCCCATGCTAACTCTAATCTTGGAGGATATATAGTATTAGTCTCGCTACTAAAAAATTGAATAGGCCCGTAAGTATCTGTACTATACTCTAATGAACCTGATATTTTGATTATAAATCCTTGCTCTTTTAAAGAACCACTTAACCAAGCATTTACGATATTAGATACATTTAAATTTAAATCTTGAGTAATAGGAGAATATTCAAATGATTGTTTTGAGCTGGATGCTTGATACCAATTACATCCTCCTGTTGATGTAAAGTAACTAGCGCTTACACCTGATGCAAATGACCCCGTTCTCCATAAAACTGTTTCTGTTGCATATTTCCAAGAAACTCCATTTGTTAATACTGGAATATAATTAACTTTACCTGTTCCTAAAGTCCATGACTGAGATATTGGATAACATTCTACTGAATATTCTACTGGAGTATTTACTGCTTCTAAACTATATAACTTTAACGTTGAATTTAAACTTCCCGTAGTTAAAAATCCGTTAGTACGAAGATTTGATATTGATTGACTTACCTTAAAATTTATTAAAATTCTAGATACTTCAATCATAGTATCGCTCGTAACTACTTTTTCTAACTCCAATATTTCATCCAATCCTGCATTTAAAGTAGGATTTCTTTCATAAATTGTAGCGTCTTGATTTGAATATAAATGATAAATCATATTTTTATTTAATTACTTTATGAAACTACTCTACCTTTAATATCTTTATTTGGATATTTAATTTCAAAGATACAAGGATCTAAGCTAGGATAAATTACTCCATTCCTTATAGCTTTAGTTATATCATATTTATTATTTGAATATCCTATATCATTACCTGTTAAATTAGTAATAGTAATATTTGATACTGTTTGTACGCCATCAACATTATCTAACTCAGAATATAATTTTGACATTACAATAGGCTGATTAACTTGCCATTTAGTAATATCAAATATTTCTTTTAACTTAGCAATACACTTTAATAATACTTCATTACTGTTATATCCTGGTAATGCTATAATACTAAAATCTAATCCTATATTTACAATATAAGCATCTTTAATATTAACTGCATCAGTAATCATTCTATATTGTTCTAAATACGTTTGTAAATTAGTTTTAATGATAGAATTTAGAGGAGTTAAATTTGTATTATTATCATAACCTAAAACATATAAATCCAGTGCCAATTGATTATCGCTAACGTTACCACCATTAGTTACTTTATCCTTTGCTTGAGTAATGTATGCTTTTGCTACAGACCCAAATCTTTGAGGTAATGAATATACTCTAATAATATAATCTTCTACTGTTACAGCTCTATTTTGAGATGCAAAGTTTGCAATTGCATTATATCTAATTTCATCAATAGTCTCTAAACTTTTACCTCCTACTGCAGGCATTGGATTGTTAACGGCTATTGAGTTTTTAATTCTAGTAAATAAAGCTTGGTTTAATCCAGTACCATCAGAATCAAAAGTTACACTTGTAATTCCGGTTAAAGTATCAGACTGAACATTTGATTCGATTCCTCCACCTGTAGTATATCTAACTGTTAATGTTGTATTTGCAGGGGCTAATCCATAAGTTTTAGAATATAAAAAATTACTAGGATCTATCGAATAGTCTATAATAGATGAATATAACGAACTACCTACTAAATCTGGATTTGGAATTAATTCCTCATCTGCTGAAGTAGAAACACCTGCTCCGAATTGTAATGTAATTGTATTGTCAGCATTTACTCTAGTCTCAAATCTTCTAGATACTTTCTTTAACTTTAATAAATAAGGAGATACTCCTGTTGATTTAGTATAATCCATATTTGAATATTGGTCATTTTTAACTTCATCAAAGATCGTGTCTTGAGCTAAATAAGGAACTTCATACCATTTATTGTTATCTGAATCTACTATATCTAATATCTCTATAATATTAGTTTCATTTAAAATAATCTTATCGTATCTTTTAGGAGCTCCGAAAGTAAATGTTTGAGACTGAATTGTCCCTGCTACTGCTCTAGCTTTTTTCTTTAATAAATAATATACTGGATTATTATTATTATCTACCTGATAAACTGATAATGCATCTGCTCCTGCTAATGCTATTGAGCTAGAAGTATAAACTACAGGATCAATTGTTCTAAATTGAACATTCGTATTAGTAGCGCTAACAATCATTTCTTGATTTACAGATAAAGAATAATTCCAATCTGGATAATAAGTTGAGCCTGATTGAATTGCAGGTAATAATTGAAATACCTCTAATTCAACTGTCGCAGGTACTGTATTTTTTGGTTTATATCCTCTTTCTTGAGCTAATTGTAATAAATTAGATCTTTCAGTTGCGTAAGATAATAAACTTTCTTTTAATTGATTATCTGTATAGTATGAAAGAACATCGCCAACATACGACGCCATTTCAATAAACATCATACCTGGTGAAGTTTCATTGAAATCATTATATGTATTAGGGAAATAGCTCTTAGCAAACTCTATAAGAGATTGTCTAAAATTGCTAAAGTCCTTATTAATATACTTTATATCTTTTTTTGTATTGTTATTTAACATTATAATATAGCTATAGTTCCTGATTGATTAATATCTAACACGATAGTTTGATTAGCGCCTTGATTTGAAACTCTAAAATTAATAGTTACTGATAATCCATGCTCTGCTTGAGCACCTAACGCATCTATTTTTTGTTTTATATCTATGTTATTTATTATAATATATGGCATCCAAAAAGAAATAGCAGAGCTTATTTCATCTTTTAAATTTTCGCCTACCTCTGTTGTATTTGGATCAAATAATAAATTCATTATACCTGTTCCAAATGTCGGTAAATATCTTCGCTCTCCTTTACTTGTTAGCAAAAGGTTTTTTAAGTTAGACACTGCTTGATCTTCAGTACTGTAAGATAGTTCAAATAACCCTTTACTAGCGTTATTAAGTGGTAATTTAATACCTACTGCGACATCTTTTTCAGTATCTATTACAGGAATCTTACTTAAAATTCTTGCCATCTTTATTTACCTTTTTTAGCATTAATGGCTTTCATTAATGCGGTATAATCCTTTGTTAAAGCTTTTTCAACCGAAGGATCTAAATTTTCTATTTGAACTGGGCGACCGTCTATATCTGTTTTTGGTAATATTGCTGCTGGATTAGATGACATCGTTGACATATTTCTCATTGAAGGCCATTCATCAAAATCATTATGATTCATTTGAACCGGATTATATTCTTCTTCTAAAATACCATGAAATTCTTTATTAGAGAATCCTGCATTAGCAGTCTCATTTAAAATTTCATTAAGTAGCGGATTACTAGAAAACAATTCCTTTTTAGTATTAGGTACTGGTTTCTTTACTGTATTTAATGTCGGCTGCGCTTGACGCGCTGGTGCTTGAGTTGTTTTTGACGAAACTTTATCTAAGCTTTCATAAAGATAATTCATTTCAGTGTGAACGGCTGCTTGAACTTCTTCTTTAATAATTTGTCTTAATTGCTTAAAGAATTTACTTGTATCCATATTGATTCTTTATTATAATTATCTAGTATAATAAAATCTCCGGTACTTTTTAAAGTTTTACTTTTGTAGATTTAAATAACCCGCTACTTATAAGACCTTGAGCCGGCCCACCTAATCCCGGAACGGCTGAATTTAGCCCAGATGCTAATGCCGTTAAAATAGATTCTAATTGTTCTCCATTAACTGCTGAATATACTGCCGGAAATCCTAAATTAATCGTCGTTGCTTCTAAAGTAATATCTTTAGATGATTGCAAAACTATACCACCTTTACTAGATATTGATATTCCATTTTTAGAAGATAATGCTATTTCTTTTTCTTTAGCATTTAATACTATTCTATCTGTACTCATTACAATTTGTTTTCCAGATAAATTCGTGCTAAATGTACCTATTTTAATATTAGTCGTGCTTAATGGGCCTGCTAATACCAAAGGTAATCTTTGGGTTGAGGTTAAGTAAATAGATGAATCATCTTTCTTAATATCTTCAATTCTAAATCCATTAGGCGCTAAATTCTTTTTAGTATTAGTTATAATTAGTATAGGATCTCCAGAATTTCCTAATGTCCATGTTGGTTGTTTTGTTATACCAGATGTACCATTTACTGTTGAACTTAATCTAATTGAATTACCGCTTCTTCCTTCAACTACTACATCACCTTCAAATAATTGCAAAGCATTTTGACCATTTAATGGTTTAAATGTTTTCTTTGTTCTTGCTGGAGAAGATGTGTTTGTGGAGAATGATGCTCCTAATGATGCATTACCATAACTGGTTTTATTTGATTGAGGAATTTCGCTTGAAGTAGGTACGCCATTATAATTAATACTTGACTGAATGTTAACTGTCGATAAATAATAGTTAGTACCTTCTTTACGGAAATTACCTGCAAATGCAGAAGCTGCCGTTACTATTAATACTATTTCTCCAGGAACAGGAATAGTCCTTATATGAGTATCTAAAGGTATTGCAGTGCTAGCGTTTGCATCACTACTTCCAGGACGACTTAAATACTTAAATCGAATAGTATAATAATTTTGTATAGTATCTACTAAAAATACCTCTATTACTTCAGCTGATTCAAACATTATTTAATGGTTTTAGATAAAGATTCTTCTATATCTTTATTGATTTGTGTTATTCCTTTTAAATCGCTTTGAATTTGTTTTAATTCATCCGGAGATAAAATCCAATCTGCAGGTTGATCTGCTTTTTGTTTAGCATCAGACGCTAACAGTCTTTGAACGACGGAAGTCATTTTAATTAACTGCTCGTCGTTCTTAACTCCTACATCTAAATATTCTTTTATAAGAGGAACAATTACCGCCGCATCATTAATGTTTTTTACTAATGGTGATAATTGTTGAATTAAATTGTCTATTTGTCTATTTTTTTCTTTTTGATTACCATGGATTTCTTTAAATACATCTGCTAATGAAGTACTACCATAGATTGAATCATTTATATTTGCCATAATTATCTTTTAAATAATTATCTCTTAGTCTTAGTCTTTTGTATTCTAATTAATTCTTGAACTTTATATGGATCTAATCTTATTGAATCATATATTTGATAATTCTTATATAAGATAGAATATATAATCTTAATATTATTGACTGTTTTAGTTATTATTTGGGTCTTTAATCCCGTTCTTTCACGAATTAAAATATATAAAGCCTTTTTATTAAAGTTTTCTATATTATCTCTTGTTCTAAATAACTCTAATACTGAATCTGCGACCATCATTTCTTTTTGAGATTCAAATAAAATAGGTAAATTTGCATCTACGAATGTTATAAATGCTTCAACAAAGTTATGGGTTTCTTCTACAAAATCCTTATATGCTTCTTCATTTATTAAATTACGTTCAATATCTATATTTTCTGTATCTACATTGCTCTTTAATTTTTTATGACTCTTATTAATAAATAAGATTAAATAATTTCTAGCAATAACCGAGAAATAAGAAAATGCTTTACCACTTGCATGTACATACTTTCCTAATCTTTCAGCCAAAAAAGTAATAGTATCATTAGATAATTCTTGATATGATTCTGTATATTTCCATGCTTGTAATTTAAAAATCCAATTCTCAACTATCTTCTCAAAAGGGGCTTTTATACTTTCATTATATATTCTACTTTTCTCTGCAAAGTCGGTTGATTGAATATAACTACATATAGCATCTTCCGTTGCTTGAGTAAAATACTGTTTTTTATCTATTGCTACTTCCATCTTCTTTTTCTATTTTAAGTATTAATTCCTTAGCATCTTCTACTGCCGTCTTTAACATACCAAACGTTTCTCCAACTTCATCATCAGTCTCAAACATTTTTTTTCTGTCTATCTCTTGCATTTTTTCAAGCAATGTCGTAAATTGATATTGAAGAAATAAAATATCATCTGTCTTAGTTAATATAGCTTCTTCTTGTTTCTCTACTTTAATAAACAACTTGAATATCATATACCAAGATGCTAAAAGTAATAGGGTTAATATTGTATATATCATATAAGTTATTTTTTAAAGAAGTCTTTAAATAAATCATCTACAGATGCTTCGCTTGAAGTAAATACTGCTGCTGTAGTTGCTTTATTAGATTTAACTATTGTTGTTGGAATTGTTTTATCTTTTGGTAGTTTATTATCATGTTCTATTCTGCTAGCTAAATGATCTGCATGATGCAAAATAAATGTAAGATTACTTTTTAATCCGAATTCTGGTTTAAATGCCATATAATAACCTTTATTAGCTTCTGAATACATACCATCATGTAATTTAATTGCTAAATATTCTGATTCTGTTACTTCAATACCATATTTTTGTAAAGTATATAAACTTCTATCTGGCACTTTCATATAATGTAATTTACCATTAAGCTCATATAATGAACCTTGGTTTTTACGGTGCCAATCTGAAGGATTAGGTATATAATAAGGTTCTTTAGGTGCTCCTGCTTTTCCTAAATCATGATTGATGGCTGAAAAAATTAATTCTTCTTTAGTAAAGCCTTCTAAACTTGCTCCCATTTCTCCCCATGCATCATATAATTTTTCAGAGCATTTTACTACTCTAATAACGTGGTCGATATAACCTCCTACAAAG